GGTCCTCGTCCACCGAGCTCCGATACAACACGCTCTGCAGGCCCATCACGGTGCGGCGGGCATCAAACAGACTAATCGGTTCAATGTCATGCTTCGCGCTGCGCAGCGACGTCACGAGGCGCAGGTAATCGCCGTTGCCGATATGGGCATTGGCCGCGCTCGCCGTCGTGGGATACGTCGTCGCAAAAAACCCAATGTTATCCATCTGGGACAGCACGAGCGAGGGCGCGGACAGAATGGCAATGGCCCCTGTCGTCATCGTGGAATAGGCATTGATGCCGTCATACCCCACATAGAACGCGTTCTGCACGTTGAGGCGACAACAGCCCCCGATCTCGCTGGTATTGCCAATGCTCACGTTTCCATCAGGGAAGATACGCACCCGCTCCGTCACGCCCCCGGTATAAAAGCGCAGCGCCCCAGCCGGATCAGACGCGGTCACCGAGAGGCCGCCGACACCTGCCCCCACCAGGCTCGAGCCGCCCGCGAGATTGGGCGCGGCGGGGGTATACGTCGAGGACAGCGAGAGGAGTTGCGTCTGCGTCGGGTTGTTGTCATTAGCCACGAAGAGGGCGCCATAGTTCCCCGTGCCGGCGGTCGGATTCCGAATCGTCAGCGTATTGCCCCCTGTCCCGCTGGCGCTGATCGAATGCGTGCCGAACCCATTGACAGACAGTAGGCCGCCAATCGGAAAGCCGGTGGCCGATCCAAAGAACAAGCCAGTGGCACCCTGATACAGCGTATTGGTCGTATTCGCCGGCACGCTAATCGGCAGAACGAGCGCGGCGGCCGTGACGCCGCTGTTGACGGCTGGCGATGTGCTGCCAATAGGACAACCCGCGCACACGGCAGCCGGCGTCACCGCTGTGGCGTTGATGGTCGTAAACGCCCCCGGCCGCGGCTGCGCAGACGCACACGCCGCCAACAGGAAGACTCCGACAAACGTTAGGAATGTTTTCATTAGGAAACCTTCACGAGTTGAATCGCCCACGCAAAGCCAGATCCGGCGTCGATTTTGACTTTAATGCCGTAGGTTTTGATGGAGCCGGCCGTGCCAAACGTAATCGCCCCGCTTTGCGCCGTGGTGCCGGTCGTGCTGGTCGAGGTCATCACGGCAATCGGCGTATCAGGTGCGCCATCGGTCAGGTTCACGATCGCGACGGAGACAAGGTCGCCGCCCGTGCTCAGAATCATGCCCGAGAGTTGATACGTGCCGGGCGCCATCGAGGCACTGTCGATAGCGAGCCACGCCGTGCCCGCATGGCATTTATCAAACGTCGCGCCGGTCGGATACGCCGTGCCCAAGATCGGGGAGGTCGGATCGCCGTAGAAATTGAAGATATCGAACACGCCCGCGGAGGCCAGCCCTACGGAGCCGACTGGATCAGTCGTATCAATGACGACGCCGGCCGCATCCTTGAGGACGAATTTATAGCTTTGCGCCGGAAGGTAAATCTTGTAACGGCCGCCGGCCGACAGCACGATCGGATTCGTGTTGGCCACGAGCAGATCGGCGTCGGTATACGTCGTGGCCGGCGTCGACGTGCCTGCCGCGTAGGTATAGAGCAGGCCGCCATCGAGCGGGTCCGCGTTGTCGTCCAAGGCTTGCGGGAAGGCATACGGGGCTAAGGTGCCAGCACTCACGGTTGGGCTCCATATTTCGGCATCAGGGATTTCTGGCCTTTGCGCGCCCGCGCGGCCATGTCGGCGTTCATTTCGGCTTCAGATGGCGTGCCAAGGCGCTTGGCGAGCTCGGCGGCCGGATTCGCAGGCGCTGGCGGGCGATTACTGAGGACCGTCTGTAACGCCTTGTCCGGTGCCACACCGCGCTTAATCAGCATCTGCACGTTGTTGACTTCGGCCGGCCTGGGCACTTCCTTGGCGTCGGCAAAGGCTTTCAGGGCCGAGCGGAAGGCATCCGGCGTGGACATTGGCGCGGCCGTCGCTTCTGGTGGCTGATACGCGCCTGCCGTCTGGTCCCGAATGCCCTGCGCGACCGGATCAAGCACGGGCGGCGTCGGACGTGGCCCCTGTGGTGCCACTGCCGCAGGCTGGGCGGGCGCAGGCGAGGCGACCGTTGCGGGTGTAGGCGTCTGGGCCTGTGGCGCCGCGGGCGCTGCCTGAGCAGGCGTAGGCGCTGCTATGGGCGGTTCTACGGGTGTCGCCTTGCCTTTGATGGCTTCTGCGAGGTCGCTTAGGATGCTGACCGCTTCCTGCGGCTTCTTGAGAAGGCTTGGCGTAACAAAATCCAACAACTTCCCCGCCAGTTTTTCCCCAACTTTGGCTTTCAGGTTATTAACCGCCCCTGTCACAGCCTTGGCCGCCATCGGCCCACCGACGACGGCAATCTGCGCCAGTCCAGCCGGTGAGAGAATCGAATCGATGGCATCAATGCCAGTCGGACGCCAGAGCGGCGTGTCGAGCTTTTCTCGTAAACCCGGCCCAACGGGAGAGGCCAGATCGTTCGGGTCATTGCTCTTCAAATACTCCATCGTCGCCGCGGTCGGGTTTGGCGAGGCTTTGATCTGGTCGAATGTTGAGCGCGCATCAGCCGGCGCTGGCGTGGCAGCGGGTTCTGACCAACCCTCCTGCTTCAACTGCTCGAGCGTCTTACCCGGCCCTACTGCCATGTTTGGCCGCCATCGGTCGAAACGACCTGCCGCCGTTCGCCCTTCTCGTTCGTCAGCACCTTGATTTGACGCAAGGGATTGAGGCTGACGGCTTCGAGTTTCTTGCGTCGGTCTTCTTCTAACTCAGTCGGCGCGAGGTTGCGCAAATAGGCCATCTCGCCTTCCCGATTCGTTTCGGCGGTCTTGCCCTGCCGCTCGATTGATTCCTTCATGAACTTCGTGAGCGCGTCGGTATTCGCGGCGACGGGTTGCCCCGTGAGCCACGTCAAGGCGCCCGCCACATCGCCCTTCGCCGTGCGCTGCTGGAATTCACGCATGAGCCCTTCACCGGCCGGGCTGCTCCCTGCCGTCAATTTCGCCAAGCCCATCGCTAATTCATTCATCTGCACGCGCGGGATATCGTAGCCGCCAGTCTTCGGGTTATACGTCTGCTCAAAGAGCGAGAGCAGATGATTCGCCTGTTGCACTTTCGCATCTTCAAGGCCGATCCCGCCAGAACGGCTCGACATCCCCCGCAATAACGCCGTTCGATACTGCTGCTCCAGCTTGCTCTGATCGGGCGCCGCTGATTTGTTTTTCTCGATATTCACCCGCTGCTGCTCAATGCCGATCCGTTGCGCGCCCTGCGCCAATGTTGCCTGCCGGTCGGCTTCCTGCGCCTGTTGGTCGGCCGTCATACCCGTGGGCGACGTGCCCGCGTTGACTTTCTGGGCTTCTTCAGCCTTCGCGGCCTTCTCTGGGAGTTCGGCCGCCGCTGATCGGTCAGCCATCGTGCGTAAGCCGTCGACGTGTTCCTTGATCCAGCCCGGCCCATTCTGGAGGGCTAACTGCGCGTAGTTGTCCCATGTCGCCTGTGACTTAGGAAACTTCTGCCCGAGTTCGTTCAACCCTGCTGCAAAGGCAGTCGGCGTATAGCCATGCGCGGCAATGCCATTCGCCACCGTGCCAACGACTTGCGTCTTCCGCTGTTCCGCGAGTGCTGCCGCAGCTTCCGATTCGTTTTTCGCCTTCTGGTATTCTTCGGTCGTCTTATCGAAGTCGGCATACCACTTCTCAAGACTTTGAAGTTTATCCGGTGCGTGCTGCTGCACTTGTGCCCGCATCGCGTCACGATTGAACAAGCCGACATTAGTCAGGATGGTATTGAATTGATCCGCATCGGCTTGTTTCTTCTGGTCATCCTTGAGCTTCTGTTGCCGCTCCTGCTCGAGCGCCGCATTTGAGGCAATCTCCTGCCGCTGCCGCTGAATGGCGCCAATCTGCGCCAGCGTCTGAAACGGCGTATTAAAGCCCTGCGAGGGCGGCTGCTGGTAGATGGACGTGTCAATCGGCATTAGGACACGCCACCGTCGCCGAGTTGTCCGAGCGCCCAGAGTTGCGTGCCGTAGTTCGCGGCATTCCCCAGCGCCCCGCCCCAGTTCTGCCCCTGATTCATCGACCCGGCGGCCTGCGCGTTCCCGATGCCTTCATAAGCATTGGTCGCCTGGTTGCCGTAGTTCTGCCCGGCCTGCCCCATTTGGCCATTCGCCGCCAATCCAAGCTGCGCCAAGGAATAGTTGTTGTTGAACGCCTGCTGATTCGCGCCCTGATTCGCGTTGAACGTGGACAGCCCTTGGTTGTAGTTCTGCCCCTGCTGCGCCAGGCCGAGATTCCCATACCCCAGCCCGGCCTGCACGTTCGCGCCATACGCGCCCAGCGCCGTATTCGCGTTCGTCTGATAGGCCGCCAGCGCGTTCTGATTGTTCGCCTGACTCGCCGCGAACTGGTTCGCTTGGTTCGCATTCTGCGTGTTGTAGTTCATGCCCGCGTTGAACTGCCCGGCTTGCAGGTTCGCGCCCTGATTCGCCAACTGGCCCTGCAGATTCTGCCCGGCGTTGAACTGGTTCGCCTGCATCGTATTGCCGATGTTCTGCGCCTGCGCGTTGTAGTTCTGCCCCGCGTTGAACATCCCGGCGGCCTGCTGATACTGATTCGTCAGGCCGTAGGCTTGCGCCGCGTTCGCGTTGTTCGCCTGGTTATACGCCAGCGTGTTCCCGGTGTTCGCCTGGTAGGCGTTCAGCGAGTTCTGATACATCTGCTCATACTGCTGGCCAGCGAGACTGGCCGCCTGCTCCTGCAGCGCCTTCCATTCGTTGCTGCCGCGGGCAATACCCTTCGCGGCGCCCGAGTTCACCAGCGACTGCATGGCCTGCTGCTGCGCATACTGGAAGTTCGGATCGTTCTGCACATCCGCCATCGTCGGCGCTTTGAAGCCGGCCGGGTCGGCCAGCGTGCGCGCCTGCAGCGCCTGCGGCCCCTGCACGGTCTGCGGCGTGATGCTCCCCGGCTGCGCGATGCCCTGCGGACTCACCTGTTGCGCATTTACGGCCGCCGGCTGCGTAATCGTCTGCGGCGTGTAGTTCGTCTGGCCGGTGAAGGGTGCGGGCGCTTTGTAGTTGCCGGGATTGGCGATGCTACCCCCACTCTCACGCCCGGGATTGTTGAAGAAGGCCGTTGGCCCGACGCTCGCATCCTGCCAATACTGCGAATTACTGCTGTTCAGGCCCCCGGTGTCAATCGCACGGCCGGCCCAATAGTCAGGATTGGCGGCCAGCGACGGATCGGCACCGGGCATTGAGCCCATCTGCTTGAACCAGGCCGCAATCGCGCCACGGTCGGTCGGACTGCCGGTATAGGGACCGGGACCGGCTTGCCCGCCGCCCTGTTGGCCGCCTCCGGTCTGCTGCGTCAGCCAATCCGGCGCGCCGCCCTGAAACTGCTGCGTCATGCTGCCATCAGCATTCCGCGTGAAGTATTGGCCCCCGCTGCCATACACCGGCACGCCATCGGGCGCCGTGGCCACTTGCGGCATCCCCTGCTGCTGGCCCTGCTGATTGACGCCGGCAATCTGCTGCGTGAACCAGTCTTGCGTGCCTTGCGGGTCGGTCGGATTCGCCATTTATCACACCATTCCAAACGTGCTATAGTGACCACATGGACAAGTTATTGCTAAGACCTGTCGAAGTGGCTGAAGTGCTCGGAATCGGACGTTCCTTGGTCTATCAGTTGATTGCGTCTGGAGATATCCCATCTATTCGTATTGGCGGTCCAAATAGCCGCCGTGTTCCAATTACTGCGATTCACGAATGGATCGCCAATAAGCAAAAAAAAGACATTTCTTAGCCCACCACTTTCGCGCCGCGCTGCATCGCTTCCTGCACGCGCGCACGAGGAAAGCCCTGCAACGTGCGCCCATCCGGCGTCTGAATCGTCACGGTATCGCCCTGCCCGCCCGCCGCAGGCATCCCCGGCATCGACTGTCCCGGCGGCTGGCCGAGTGCCCCCAGCGATGGCATTTGCTGCGACGGCATCTGCGGCAGGTTCGGCTTTGGCACGCCTTGCGAGTAGTTTGACGGATTGAACTGCGCGGCCGGCTGCGCGGCCATCTGCCCGAGGTGCCCCAGCGTCTGCTGCCCGGCCTGCTGATAGGGCGCCGCGGCTTGCTGCTGGTTGCCATACACCTGCTGTTGGACCGCCAGCGCCTTGTTGGCCGCGTTCGTCTGCGCGTCCACGGCTTTGCCGGTCTGATGGCCCTTAATGGCCGCTTCGGCCACGCCCGCGCCCGCTGAGGCCGCCGTGAGCCCGATGATGGCTGCTGTGGTTAATGCGCTCATAATTTCACCTGATAGGCCGTTTCGACGGCTTCATACCCGAGGCGTTCATACATTGCGCCGACGTGCGGACTCTCAGCCGGCGCAATCATCTGCAGCGATGAAGCCCCATACGCCCGTGCCCAGTTCTCGGCCCGTCGCAACAGCCAGCCCCCCGCTCCGCGGTCAGTCGGATTCAGCCACCAAAAGAGTTCGCCCGCCACCGTGCGCCCGCTCATCGGATGGATATACCCGAGCACGCCGATCAGGCCAATCACGACGGCATCCCGTTCCGCCACGAAGATGGCCGCCGAAGAGTTGCGCAGGACGCCTTCGAGGAACGCCTGCAAGGCTTCGGCACTTTCGCCCACGTATTCGCGATACTTCGTCGACGTCACGAACTGCCGCAGCAAGATGACCAGCGCAGGCACATCTTCATAGACGGCCTGCCGATAGGCAATCGCCGGCCGCTCGACAAGCGTGGTCGCCTGCACTTGCTTCATATCGCCGCCACGGTCCAATTCGTGCCGTTGAAAAATGCGCCCACCGTGAAGCCGCCCCCACCAGCGACCACGGCGCCCCAGGTGTTCACCGTCGAATCCGTCACGACGAAGATCATGCCTGCGACAGGCGTTGGCAGATTCGCAAACGTCGTCGGCGTCGAGTTCCCCGGCGTGCCGTTCACGGCAGCCCGCAGCGCATTGAGCCATTGGCCCCATATCCAATTGAGCAGATGGCCTTCAAGCGGTGGCGTCTTGACCGGATACGGCGTAATCACGACGTGCCGACCGTCACATCAATAAGCGCATCCACCCAGCGAGACGGCACCGGATCTGTATCAATGAAACGATCAACGCGATTCCGAGCCTGGCCACACTGCGTCCATCGCACCCGAGTATCATACGCGCCGATCGGGCCCGCCGAGGCCCACTGTTCGTTGCTCCACGTCTGCCCGCCGTCCTTCGACGTCTGCCGCATAATCTGCGGGTCCGACCCTTGCCCGGTCTGCAGCCCTTGCCCCACGTCCATCACCAACTGGATCGCATGGGTGGTAAACCGCTTCTGGTCAAACGAGATCCGTGGCGGTTGCCGCAGGCGTCGAATGGCCGCGCCGTCCACATCCATGAACAGCGTCGTGCTCATCCGATAGATGGCGCCCGTGATGCGGTCCTGCACGAGATTGCGCGTCAGGTCAGACGCAAAAAACATCGGCCGATAGGCCAGCCAATCCGCCGTGGTCGTATTCCAATACAGCCGCTCATGGAAGAGGCCCGTCGACTGGTCAAACACCCACGTCCGTTCTGCCTTGGGAAACGTCAGCACATAGAAGGTATGCCCGTTCTCCTGATAACTGAAGGACACGGCATCCGAGAGATCGCCATACGTTTCAATCGACGCCTCCACGGCATGCGTGCTGATGCGCCCTGGCGCGTAACCAGTCGCGCTGACGATCTGCCCGCGGCCTTGCTCGTTGTGCGACAGCCAGATGAGCGACGTGCCAAGCCGTGCGCCTGAGAACGAGGCCGCCGTGCCCTGCTGCATGAACGCTTCTTGAATCGGCGCGAACGGAAACGGCGCCGTGCCCGCATCCCACAAGACGTCGGACGTGTGCTCACCGAGCAGATAGATTAGGCGGTTGACGACATACAACGCCTTCCACGGATCGCTGCCCGAGGTGCGCTGCAGAATCGCGCTTGAGATACTCGTGAAATCTTCGAAGGCGGTCACATGCAGCGTGGACGTCGAGGCATCGAGGATGGCGCCGAAGCCGTCGAGAAAGCCGCACATCGTGGCGCCACTCGTCAGCACTGTGATGAAGGTGTTCGTCGTGAGGTCAAGCACGTAGAACTGATCGCCACTGGTCAGGCCGAGTTGATGCCCGCCATCCCCGTTCGACATGAACGTCACTGGGTTGTTATTCCGTGCGATGATCCCGCGGGCCGTGGCCGTGTTGTCCGCGTTGAGCTCGTAGAGCGTAAAGCCGGTCACGAAGAACGTGCGGCCGGATTCGGAGAACATGCCAGCGCCGAAGTTCGCGGGCGGCGCCACAATAAGTTCGAAGCCGGGACACTGCAGCAACGCGCCCGGCGTCGGCGCCGTCTGCGATTCGTTCATTTCCACGAAGCGATTGATCAGGCGTTCGGCATCCGCCATATACGACTGGCTTTGATACGACGGGCCGAGGAAGCCTGGATAGGACGGCATTAGGACACGCCGAGACTCACCGCGAGGGCTGACGCGGGCGCACTTGACCCGCTAGATGTCGTCGTCGCGGCCACCCAGAGGCCATCCTTGAAGTAGATGCCGCCGGCATCCTGCGCGCCCAGCGTCTTCGTCGTCAGCGTTGCGAGGCCCACCTGAAACTTCGGCACCGTCGTGCCCACGGTCGGCGCAATCGCCGTATCGTAGAAGCTGACATACGACGCCGCGGCGGCCGCGTTGTAAATGTCGTAGTCATAGAGCTTGCAGCCGGCGCCAGACACACAGATCGGCGTGGCCAACAGGCCGGTCATCCCATTCACGAGGTAAGGCGTTGCCATCGCTGCTCCTTATCGGTTCCCATACGTCGAATTGCCGGTGAGATAATTCCAGCCCGCCCCCGCGCCCGGCACGAGCGCCGGATCGACCGACATCGCGCCCGGGTCCACGTTCGGCTTCTTCATGTTCTCAAAGGCCGCGCGCGCCATCCCAGGCAAGAGCGGCACGGCATCGAGCTTCACGCCAAAGGGCGAGCAGAGCCGCAGCGCGAGTTGATACAGGAACGCATCCGCATAGCCCGGCGGCCCTTGGATGATGCTGTTCAGACTCGCCGGCACGCCCACCGCTTGCGGCGAATACAGCACAATCGTGAGACTCTGCGGCTGCGGCCACAAGAACAACGTCGCATTGGCATCCGTCAGGTTCGTCTGGTAAAAGCTCTGCGTCGGCAGCGACGACGGCAAGCCCTTAATCGACAGCGACGAATAGGCGTCCTCGTCCATCATGCCGATCGCCACTTCGATGGCCGGCGAGGAGCCGGGAATGACGAACTTCACGGCATTCAGCCACATGGGCCGGTCCATGTTGACCGTTTGCCCAATGCCGACTTGCACGCTGGACGTCGTCGCCGGCCACGTAAACGCCGTGCGCAGCTGCAGCGAGAGCGTCAGCCGGTCGGCGGCCCACGTATCAATCATCGACTGCACGCGCCGCAGGCCAATATCGGCTTGCGCGGCGCTGGCTTGTTCGCCGGGCTCGAGCACGCCGATTTCGACCAGTGCATCTGCAATGAGCGAGCGCACCGTAAAGGCCAGCGTGCCCGACGTGCCCGTGACGGCTTGCTGCGAGGCGGCCGTGACGGTGGCCACCTGAATCGTGGCCGGAATCGAGCCTGCCCCGATGAAGGTGAACTGAATGAGGGTGTAGTTCGTTTCGGCGGCAGTCGGGAAGTAGTTATACAGCCCGTTGCCTTCGGGTTGGCAGATCCCGCTGTTCACCGATCCGAGCGTCTGTGTGCCACCATCCCCGGTGATATAGACCGTGACGCCACCGGCATAGGCCGCGCCCGTGGTCGCATCGACCATCTGCGCGCCAATGACTTGGTTGGGAGCGTTTTTAACCATGGCTCAGCCGTGCGTAGTGTAGCACCTAGTGTGTCTCCGGTTGCGGCGCCCACGGGCCGACCACTTGATTGCTGTTGACCGCCCATTCCGCGCGGAACGTCGGCACATACAACGGCGACGTCCCTTGGTGAATCCACATGACCGTCAGGAGCATCACGGGCGCTGGCCGCGGCCAGTCAATCGGCAGCACGGGATGCGCCACGGGCACCGACAAGATGCCCAAATCGTTGACGGTATGACTGCCCTGCAGCGAGCGGGCGCCCTGCGGTAATGGCCAGTCCAATTGGTGCCCAGGCTGCCCAATCGCGGGCGGCAGGAGCACGTTGCGGTTATACGGGTCAACGATCTTCGCAATCTGGCGCGTCGAGGCATTCGGCCAATCGCCTTGATGGAAGGGCGGCAAGACGACCACGACCACCGGCAGCACGAGGCGATTCGCAACTTGTTCGGCCGGAATCGACGGCAGCCGCGGCGCCTTCGGCCAGTCGAATTGAATGAACGCCGGGGACGTCTGATCTTGGAGGTAAAAGAAGATCGATGTTTCAGGCTTTAGCCTGAGCCGCGCCGGAAGCCCCCAATCATCTTGATTGAACGGCGGCACGACGACCGATACCGGCAGCGGGAGGCGATTACGAATCGGCTCCGTAACGACCAGCGGTGGCAGCGCTGCTGGCTTCGCCCATTGCTGCTCGCTAAACGGCAGCGTAACGCTCGGATTGAGTTGCTGCCGTAAATGATGGACCACGACCGGCCGCGGCTGCGGCGCAATCGTTGACCAGTCGTCAGCGTTGAACGGCGTGCCGACCGGGCGCAGGAGCAGAACGCTGGTGTTGAGAATCGCATCCGCAACGACCGATCGAATCGGAGGCGTGGTCGACGGCCAATCATCCTGATTGAAGGGCGGCTGCGGATTCGGCGGCACCAGAAACACATGCCGATTCCGCACGTCCTGCACATAGGGCGCGGGGACCGGTCGTTTCGGTGGCGGAAAGTCGGTGATCGGTTTCGGCTTCGGTCCTGGCGCCGGATACAGCAACAGGATGTTGCGCACATCCTGCACGTAGGGCTGCCGCATACGCGGCTTCGCTGGCGTCGGGTAATCTTTGGTGCTGCGTGGCGGCGGCTGGAGTAGCAGCCGATTCTGCTGCACGCCGGCCTGCGCATTGACGGCCACGGCCGTGGAGAGCACCGCAATGCGGGTAATGAGCGGCGCGCGGAAGATATTCGCCATCTACATCACACTGGCGGCCCAGAGCGTGGAAGGCGCCACGCCACCAGATGCGAGAAAATCCGCGCCAGGCAGCACAATCGATCCACCCGTTCCACCGAGCGTCCAGATATGCGTCGTCGTGCCCGTGCCCGGCCCGATATCCCCGCCATAATCCAGATCGGTGCCATTCACGAGGCCGGTCCACTTAATGGTCTGATTCGTGGACGTGACACCAGCGCCACACCCACAGGCCGACACCGTGAGATTGCCACTGACGCTGGTAATCGCGATCTGATTGGTCGCGGAATTCGACGGGTCCGCAAAGTATGTGCCATGAATCACTGGCGTCGTCTGATCAACGCTTGTGGCCGTGATGACAGACAACTGCGCGTGGTTGCCCCCGTTAGTCCATGACGCCGTGGCCGTTTGTGATCCAGAGGGCGGCGCGATGACTTGGTAAATGGCCGCCCGCCAGCCTGGACTGCCCCCGTCGATGCCCGTATCGGTGCCAGAAACGAGCGTGCCCGACACGCCTCCAAGGCTGCAGGTAATGCCGGTGGCGTCATTGCTCGTCCAGATGAGGATGATCTGCGCCGCGCGATTCGCCCCCGCGCCGATGGTAAATGCGCCAGTCGTCAGCGTGTTGACGAAATCACCAGACACCGCCGCGACGTTATCGAATGCGACACTCATGGGAATTGGATCGCGCCGATGTCCCACGCCGCGACGGCTGGACGTGCGACACCGGACGCATCGCTATTCAGCGCCGTGATGCCGAGACTCGTCAGATTGACGCCCGTGCCAATCGCGGGCGAGCCTGAGTTTAGATGAAACGTGGCAGTGAGATTCGGATTCGTCGTGAAGCTATGCACATCACGGCCCGCGCCCTGTTCCGTGGCGAGGCTGTTACACGAGGCCGTGTTCTGACAGACCCAGTTCGATGGGTTGGTGAGATTGAACACGTCATTGTAGTCAGACGTTGTCCATCCCGTCAGCGTGCTTTGCAACAGACCGATAAAGTTGGCGGTGTGCTGGCAGATGTTGTTCTTAATCAGCGCCGGCCCCGTGGTGCCCGTCACAAGCACGCAATTGGGAATCCCGGCCGCCACCACGGTGTTGTTGTAAACCCGCTGGCCGCCACCCCCCGCACCATTGAAGTAGAACGGGCCTCCACAGGCCGACAGCACGCAACTGTCCACAATCACGTTGTTGACGAAATAGACGTTGATGCAGTTGTCCTGACACGATAGGAAACCAGAGGCGCTGGCCATCGGATAATTACCATCAAGGTCGCCGTGCAGGTAGTTGTTATAGATGCCGCTCGTAGTGTCCCCGACGAATCCCGCGCCCGTGTGAATCGTCCCGCCGTCGCCGTTGAACCACATGGTGCCGTTCGCGTGGCAGTCCATGCCGCCCGTGGCGTTCCCCGCTGCGAATGCGGCCCAGTTGGATACTTCGTTATCGTGAAACGAGAGGCCCGTCACGTTCAGCGTCGTGGAATTCGCGCCCACGCCCATCCCCCAGCACTGATCGCTGGCGTTGACGTGGTGCATCACGTAGCCGGACACCGTGGTCGAGGCGCTTCCCAGGCTCACGAGGTAGCACTTCGCGACACTCAGGCAGATGCTGTAATCCAGCGTGATGTCTTGTGCGAGCGTGCCGCCAAAGAGGCCGATTCCGTAGGCTTGCTCCCCGCCGTCCGTATGGTCAGCCGTCGATCGGGTATAGAGCGGACCAATTTGAAGATTCTTGACTTCGATGTGCTGCGGATCACCGCCATTGGTCCCGATCGCCACCGTCTGAATGGACCCAGATAACGCCGTGCATGCGAGCCCGTTCGGACAGGTTAGCGACGGCGAACCAATGGCGATGTTCGTAATCTGCCCGTTACAGGCCGTATTCGTCCACTTCGCCACGGCGCCACAGGGCGAGCCGCCATCGAACACGAGAAATGACTTGCCATTCAGGTCGATGCAGCCTTGCTGAGCACAATAGCCAGGCTTGATTACCGCGCCGGGCTCCCACTTCACCGTAATCGGATTCCCGCTGAGGCCATTACCTTGGACGATGAAGAAATTCGACGCACTGCCGCCCGTGAATGCGTTGCACAGATGCACCGTATCTCCGGGCGAAATCTTGCCGTCACTAGGCTGAACCGTCGCACTCCAATTCGCGGCCGAATTGAAGAACGCGGCGGCTTTGGCATTCGCACAGTTTGCGCCAGTCGCTCCACCAATAGCGGTAAGGGCCAGATAAATCTGTTCGCCTCCAGCGCTCGCAATCACGGTAAATGTCAGGCTATTGCTCGTGCGACCATTCACGGTCATCACGACAGTGCCCGTCGCGGTGGTTGGCACCGTGAACGTGACCGACGTATTCGACCAGGCCGTTGCGGTGGCCGTGATGCCCGCGACGGTGAGCGTGCTCGTGCCTTGGGTCGCCCCGAAGGAATTGCCGGAGATGACGATCGACTGCCCAATCGAACCCGTGTTCGGCGTGAGCGTCGTTATCAGCGGCGCCAGGCCCGCATTCACATTAACGTTGGTGGCCTGCGCGCTAAGGAACGAGCGGAATAGTAAAGCCAGTAGAAGCAGCAGACTCGATCGTGCCACCCACCGGCGCCGTCGACGCGACTTTAACATCATAATTTCCAGCCGGCAGCGTGTTGAGGAACGCCGCGAGATTGACACGAATCAAGCCGGTAATCGGTTCCGGCGTGGGCAGGCCCAACGAGAGGAACGCGATGACAGGCGTATTGGTGTTCAGGGTGTAGACGTTCGCCGTGTAGTTCGTGACGTCGGCCCGCAGATCAGGCGTAAACGTCAGATCGCCTAGATGCGGGTCGCCGTAATCACAATGCGCCGTGGCATTCAGCACCGCGTCAATGTCGGCGCCAAGGTCGGTCCCGTCAGAGGCCGCGTTGTGATACGCGCTGGTGGACTTAATGTGGAAATCAGCGTTCACGCCACTGGCCACGTAGTTGACGAACTCACCTTGCCAGAGCGCCGCCGATTCGTAGAAGTTGGCCGCGCCATCACTGGCGGCCGTCGCGCCTGCCACCGCATTCGTGCTGTAGACATAGCCGCCCGTCGTGCAGGCGGCAAGGGACGCCGTGCCCGCGGCGAATCCTGGCGCCTTAATCCCGTTCGTTTCCTTCCGCAGCATGTTGTTGGTGATGGCATACCCTGTAATCGGCAGCAATTGCGCCGGGTCCATCGTCATCAACCCGCCGCCCGTCAGGTTCGTCGTGTGAATCACCGTGTTGTGATCAATGGTGAGGTTGACGATGCCGTTGCTGATGTTGGTCGCAAAGATTTCAAAGCCTTGCCCCCACTGCGGCCCAGAGTCATACACCAGATTATTGCGCACGATCATATTCGTGAGCGGGCCTGGTAAGGGGAACCCAGAGCCGCTGGGAATCTCCGATCCGTGGACTTCCATCCAGCCATCGCAGTGCCGATAGATGTTCTTCTCCACGGTCACGTTCTTCGTCTGTAGATAGCTGCCCGTGCCGTCCTGGTTAACGGTTTTGAGCCACGTCGCCCAGCCGTTGCTGGCACCCTTCCAGTGATACTGAAAGATATTGCCCGATACCACGACGTTTTGGATGGCTTTGAGTTCGAAGACATTTTTGATTTCATGCGCCGTCGCGCCAAACGGCGTGGCCGCAATCATCGCCGTGCCGTCATCCACATACGGCGACACGGTCGCATCGTGGTATTCCGTGCGCACGCCGGTCGTGACGCCATGCCAGACCCGATAGACCGTCGCATTCGGATCGAACGCCCAACTGATCGTCACGTGCCCCGGCGCCGCAAGCGTGGCATTGACTTCCGCCGATTCGGCGCTGTTCACATAAAAGACTGGATTGGCTTGATACCCGTTCGGGTTGAACGCTTGCACGGTGTAGTAATGCGTGCCCGCGGCCCGCGTGCCGCCGCCCACGGCGCCAATGGCCACGACGCCGGTCGGTTGCGGCAGATTGCCATTGATCCACGCCGGATCGTTGCCGCACAAATTCCCTGAAATCGTGGACATGACACCTTCCATGCCCAAGACGACGCCAGCACGTAAGCCGCCAGGAATATCCGGTGTCCCCACGATCGGCGCATACGCCACGAGGCCAGACACACCGCCACCCGTGACGCCGGTAATGGTCGTAAACGTCCAGACGCCACCGGCCAGGATGCTGAGTCCTTGTCCGATGTTGAGTTCCGACAGCGTATGGCCCGCTTCAGAGCAGGTGACGTTCACGGCCGTCGAGCTCACGATGCCCGTGCACGTCATAAACGTGCGCACGTTCGGGTCCGCGCCGCCGAAGATAATCGGCTCAGTGCCCCCGCGCAGCAGGTTATTCGTGATCGTCACGGGGCCATGGCCGTTGTAGCCACTGATCGATTGCGAATCCTGCCCGACGCTCTTGATCTGGTCGATGTAGTTGTTGGTGATGGTGATATAGCGGCCGTGCGTCTCAATGCCGCGCTTCTGACCGCAGACGGCGCCCCCGTGGATATAGCATTGGTCAATCGTGATGTTGTAGGGCTCCTGTGCGTAGAACTGCTGCGTGGTGCCGCCCGCGCCAATCGTCACAATCGAATTGAAGCCAAATGGCACGCCGGGCAGATTCAGATGGCGCAGGATGTAATTGTTCGAACTGGCCGCAAACACCATCCCCGACTGCCCACTGCCGGGAGACACAATCGTCGGCATGAACGCCGCATACGCCGGACTCGTCCGCGTGCCCGCGGGCGGTAACGAGGCCGGCGCTGCGTTCGTGGTCAGCGTGATCGGCGTGGCCAGCACGCCTTTGTTCGGGAACGTCACGACTTCGGTGAAGACGTGGCCCGCGTCACACTGGATCGTATCGCCCGCCACCGCGGCATTCACCGCGGCCTGCACCGTCGTGAAATTGCGCCCGACTGGACCGACTGTGATGATCGATCCGCTGGCTGTGACGGTGAAGATGGCTCCGTTGGAGGTCTGGACGCCCACAGTGATGCGCACGAGCCCCGTCGTGGCTGACGGGGGCACCGTGACGGTAATCGCGGTGTTCGACCAAGTCGTCACGGCGGCGAGCACCCCGTTGAACGTGACGCGGCTGTTTTCTTGCTGCGGCCCGAAATTGCGACCGGTAATGACGATGCTATCGCCAATCGCCCCAGTATTCGGGATCAGGGCCAGTAAGACTGGCGGATGGACACGAACAATAAAATGCGACACGGCTACCCATACCGCATTTTTACATCAGAACGGCTCGTAGATGATGTGGGCCGAAATTGCGCCCGACGTGCCGGTGTCGTTCTTGGCCGACAACGACATTTCGCCAAACGGCTGCGTGTTCCCGAGGCCCACGATGCGCGCCTGTGTGTTGCTGTAGTTCAAGCGCACGATGCCACCGAAGGCGTTGAACGACGGCGTTAGGTAATACGCGCCCGCTTTCCGCTGCCCGCCCGTCGTCGCCGCGGTAAACGTGATGACGATAATGGAGAGCGGCGCGGCGCTCGAGTCGACGGCCAAGTCGGAGGCCGGCGCTGCCAGCGCCGTTGGCGTTGAGGCCACCGTAGAATGCTGCGCCAAGACCATGTCATTGATGGAGCTCGCGGACGCCTGCCCGCCCATGTAAAGCTCTTCAATCGCCCATCGCTGGGAGGCGTTGCCGCCGCGCATCGCCATATACGTGGCGTTGGTCAGCGCAGAGGTATCCGCCTGATTGGTTGGCGTGAACGTCGTGAACGCAAAAGTCCGTAGAGCCATTAGAGCGATCTCCTTTTATCGAGCACTAGATCGAGTTTGCCGTCTCCGCAGGCGTCTATCAGCTCCTGCACCGTAAAACAGGCGTTTGTGGCGTGATACGTCGCTTCGCACGTCCGGCAGATATACTGCCGGCACTTCGGACAGCGGCCAAGTTCAGACCGTCGATTCGGATTCAACATCCGATTGCGCTGGCAGTGGCCGCACACCTTCACGATGCCTTCGTAAGTGCGCCCTTCCGGCACGTCCGGCGTGCCCGGTGAGGCCCGATGGTCAATCAGAATGACGCCTTCGTAAGACCGCTGCGACTGGAACGCCATTACGCGCTCTTTCTCGCTTTCGGCTCGAGCGAGGCAATGACCGACGCGAGATCATCATCCGACAGTTCCGCCATCTGGTCCTGAATGGCCTGCATGCGCGCTTTCTTCTGCCCGTTGATCACGAGGTCGCGATCGGCCGTGGACAACGCCTCGAGCATGCGCTTGATGGCGTCGGCCTGGTCGACCACGACCGTGCCAGGGTCTTTCTCGAGATAGCCCTTCGCGACGTAATCCCGATGCTCTGTCGCGCTCTGCACCGTGATCTCTTCGCCGGCAGGACTCCAGAGCAAGCGCGGATAGGGGAACGTCTTGCCGGCATCCGGGTTGTTGCGTGGCCCTTCGACCGACCAGAAGAACGTGGGCCGCGGGTCATCCTTCGTCGGCAGCAGCCGCAAGTCGTGCAGCTGCCGAGGACGAAACGGCGAGCGCCCACCCTGCTGGAGCTCGGCGGCGTTCAGCGAGCCATCCGCCAGCGCCTGTTTGATTTCTGCGAGCAGTTCAGGATTCAACGCCATTAGTAGCTCCTGAGTTCGGCCTGCACCAGCTTATTGGTGCCCGAGAACGACGTGCCCCCGTTGAACGAGACGCCAATGAACGATCCGGCCGGTGTCGAATCGAAGCCGCTCGAGGTCACCTGCAACTGGCCATTCCCAGATGCGCCCGTGGCCACAAGGCCAGTCGCCGCCAAGGCGTGTGTGCAGACGCAGGTGCCGGCGACAACCGCCACCGTGCCACTGCCGACTGTGCGGAAATGCGCCGTGACGGTAAACGTGCCGGTGTCCACAGCTGCAGTGCCGGCGGCCCAGGTGAAGGTCAGAATCGCGGCATCACCCACCGCGCCCGCGGTGCCAATGCGCACGATGACCGTCGAGGCTGCCGTGCCGGCCGCGGTTTTCACCATGTCAAACGTGCAGATATACCGCATGCCGGCCGTGAAGCCCATGGCTGGCGCCGCGATGCTCGAGCCCGCCAGATACGTGTCTGTGGCATAGCCCGCCGAGACATCCGCCGTGCTGACGTTCGATTTCAGCGTGGCGAGGACCGGCGCATTGAGCGGATTCGGTGGCACCAGACGCATCTGGCCCGTAACGTCGTAATCGAGGGCCGGGAGGAACGCGCCTCCGGCTTGTGGTGATCCAGCCATTTAGTATCCTTTCAGTTCCGCTTCAACAATCGTGTTCGTCCCAGAGAAGGACGCCCCGCCGTTGAAGGAGACACCGATAAACGTGTTGGCCGGTGTCGCGTCGAACGCGGACGACACGACCGCAAGCTGCCCCTGCCCTGATGCCC